TGTGGGCACAGCCGCAGACGATCCGCGATCTTCTCGCCATCCCGTTTGACCAATACAAATGCCGCAAGGTATGGGCTACAACGGCGTCGGATAACGAACGGGCGCAGCGGTTTTTGGCGGGGATTGGGATGAAGCGGGAAGCGGTTCTCCGGCACCAGTTCGCGCAGGGTCGCCACGCCGTCATCTTCGGCATGATGGCCGGGCAGTATGCGGCGCGTTGGCGGTTGAAGGAGGCGGCATGAAATCCCCGGCGGAAGAGTGGGCGGCCACGACCGGCAAGCGGATGTTTGCGGCACACCTCGCGCGGCGTGCGGCGGACGCTTGGCGTGAGGCTGTCGGAACTCACGCGGGGACGTTCTACTTTTGGCTCGGTGCTGACGGCGAGCGGGAGGCGGCATAATGGCCAAGGGCGGTGGTTCGGCTCCAGCGGCACCTGACCCGAAGGTGACGATCCAGGCACAGACGCAGGCGAACGCCGAGACGGCGCGGCTGGCGGCGCAGTTGAACCGTATCAACCAAGTCGGGCCGACTGGCAGCGTGACGTATTCTCAGGGCGCGCCTGCGATTGACCGCAACAAGTGGATCAACGATCAGGTCGAAGCCGAGCGGGCGCGGATCGCGGCGGAGAACGCGCGACGCGGCACTCTGGGCGGCATCGGGAACGCTTACGATCCGAACACGGGCGAGCAAATCCAAGGCGCCACGCCGGAAAGCGTGCCGATGCAGTTTGACGAAGCCGCGTTCCGTGCGGGGCTGGAGAACCAGCCGACGCCGGTTAATCCCGGCCAAGATCAGTGGACGATGACGACCACGCTTAGCCCGGAGCAGCAGCGGCTTTACGACCTCACGACGCAGGCACAGACGACCTACGGCGAGGCGGCGAATGACTTGCTGAAGTCGGCCAAGTCGTCCCTGTCGCAGCCGGTTGATACGGATTGGGAAAGCTACCGGCAGAAGGCGCTGGCGGCGCAGTTGTCGCGTATCCAGCCGGATTACGACCGCCAACAGGAGCAGCTTCGCACGCGGCTGGCGAACTCCGGGTTGACGGCGGGTTCGGAGGGGTGGCAGCGCGAGATGGATCAGTTTCAGCGCGGCTACAATGACCTGATGATGCAGGCGGATTTGAACGCCGGGAACACGGTGGGGCAGGGCATTCAGCAGACGGCGGCGCTTCGTGCGATGCCGCTCAACGAAGCTTCCGTGTTGCTGTCCGGTGGGCAGGTGCAGACGCCGCAGTTGCAGCAGACGCCGAGCGTGAACGTGGCGCCGGTTGATGCCATGGGGGCGTATAACCAGAAGTATCAGGGCGAGTTGGCGGCTTACAACGCGAACCAACAGCGCGCGGCGGCTGGAATGGGCGGTGCTGCGTCCCTGTTCGGCACGCTGGCATCTTCGGCCATGCGATATGGTCCGGGGCTGTTTGCACTGTCGGATGAGCGCGCGAAGGAAGACATCGAGCGCATCGGCACGGCTGACAACGGGCTGCCGCTCTACTCCTACCTTTACAAGGGCGACGCCACGCCGCAGGTTGGCGTGATCGCGCAGGATGTGGCGAAGGTGAAGCCGCACGCGGTTGCGCGCACTCCGAGCGGGCTTCTGGCGGTGAACTACGCGGAGGCGTTGAAAAGGTGAGCCAGTCCCTGACCGCGCTCTATCTCCAGAACCCCGAACTTGCGAACGCCCTGCGGCGCCGCGAGGAAGGCGCGCGGCTGGCGCAGATGGGCGCCGACGCTTCCCCGATCCTGCACCCGCTGCAGGGTGTGGCGCGAATCGCGCAGGCGCTGATGGGCGGGTATGACCAGAGGAAGGGCGACGAAGCGATTACCGCCGAGGGCGACCGCCAGCGCCGCCAAAACGACGAGTTCATGCAGGCCGCGATGACGCTTTACGGCGCACCGCAATCTCCCCCCCAATCTCCACCCCCTGCGGAATCGCGACCCCCACTAGCGCAGCCGATGACGGCGCCGACGCAGCCGGTGCAATCGCAGTTCCTTCCGCCGACTGGCGTTGACCCAGACGAGGACTTGCTTGTCCGCACGGTCTACGGAGAGGCGCGGGGCGAACCGGCAGAGGGGCAGCAGGCGGTTGCAGCAGTGGTTCGGAACCGCGCCAAGGTTGCGGGCGTTCCTGTGCGGGACATCGTGTTCGCGCCGGGCCAGTTCGAGCCGTGGGGCAACCCGCAGACGCGCGCGCAGTTGGAGGCACTGGACCCGGCAAGCCCTGAGTATCAGCAAATTCTCCAGAACATTCGCGCGGGTGGCGATCCCACGGGCGGCAAGACGCATTTCTACAGCCCGACCGCGCAGGCCGCTGCCGGGCGACCTCCCCCGGCATGGGCGCAAGGCGAAGGGCAGGATATCGGGCGGCATCGGTTTTACGATCTGCCGTATTCCTACCGTGGACCGGCGCAGCCTGCCGCCCAACCCGGCGAAACCATCCCCGCGCAGATGCCGCAGCAGGGGCAGGGCGCGCCTGTTCCCACGCGGGCACAGTCGGCAGCGGACGCGGCGGGTGAAATCCAGCACTGGCAGGGCTTGGCTATGCGGGCGCAGGCTGCCGGGAACCACGGGATGGCGACGCTGTTCATGCAGCGGGCGCAGATGGCGCAGCAGATGGCCGCGTTGCGGGCGCCGCAGCCCACGGAGAACGAACGCCTGTTGATGGCAGCTGGGTTGCAGCCCGGCACGCCGGAATACCAGAAGGCGGCGCTTGACCTTGTGGCGGCTAAGGCGCGCGGGCAGAGTGTGACCGTGGGCGGCGGCATGACAATCCCCACGGCTCCCCCGCCCGGCTATGCCTACGTGCGGCGTCCCACGCCGGATGGGGGCGACTCGATCGCGCTCGAACCGATCCCCGGCGGCGAAGCGGCACGCAAGCAGCAAAAGGAAGACAAGGCCGAAACCACGCGCGAGGAAAGCAAAGCCCGTGCTGGCGGCGTTGTCATCGAGGATATCGGACGCATCGAGAAGCAGCTCGCCGACGCATGGCTCCCGGCAACGGGGTTCGGTGCGACAACGCTTTCCAACATCCCCGGTACGGCGGCATCCGACGTGTCTTCTTTGCTGGACGGCATCGGCGCGAACATCGCTTTTGACAAGTTGCAGGAAATGCGTGCCAGCAGTCCAACCGGCGCGGCGCTTGGCGCAGTGTCTGACCGCGAAAACATGATGCTCCAATCCGTCTACGGCAGCCTCAAGCAATCGCAGACGGAAAAGCAGTTCCGTGAGAACCTGACGCGGCTGCGGAAAATCTATCTCGACATCGTTCATGGTCCCGGCCAGTGGACGGAAACCGCGCCGGGGCAGCCGCCTGCACCACCACCGGGCTTTGTGCCGGTGCAACCGCGATGACAATTCACATCAACCCGCAGACTGGCGAAGCCGTGCAGTGGGATGGCGCGGCGTGGCAGACGTTGCAGACGGCGCGCAACCCCGAAACTGGCGAAGTCAAGGCCCTGGTAGGGAGCGAGTGGCAGACGATCAAGCCGCAGCCCCCCGAGCGCGGCACTGTCGAAAAGGTGGAGCGCAGCGTCGGCCTGTTCGGCAAAGGCATGAACGACGCCATCGGCGCGGGCGTTGGCGCGTTGCCTGATGCCGTGGGGTGGTTGCTGCGTCAGGGCGGATTGCCGTCCAGCAAGCCAGGGCAATACACCGAATGGGCACAGGGCGCGCTAAATGCCCTCGGACGGAACGACACGCCGGAAACGACTGGCGAGCGCGTGGCGTATGGCGCGGGGCAGGGCGTGGGCAACGCGGCAACCGTTCTGCTGCCAGGCGCCGCAGCGGCGAAGTTCGCGCCTGCGGGCTCTATGGCGCAGGGGATCGGGCAGACCGTATCCAAGCAGCCTATCACGCAACTAGCGGCAGGCGCTGCGGGTGGAGCGGTCACAGAGGCTACCGACAATCCCGTGTATGGCATGGGCGCAGCGCTAGCAGTGCCGGCGGCGGTTTCCCTTGGCCGTGCGCTGATTTCCCCCGGCGCCACGCGGATGAACCCTGAGATGCAGCGGCTTGTCGGTGTGGCCGAGGCTGAGCGCATTCCCCTTACGTCTGGTCAGGCTACCGGCAGCCGCCCCATGCGCGCGATGGAGTCCGTATTCGGCACGCTTCCCAGCACCGCCGGGCGGCAGGACGCAGTGACGCAGGCGCAGCGCGAAGCGTTTAATCGGGCGGTGTTGGCACGTGCTGGCGTGAGCGGGGAGAACCTCGCCACGCCGGACGTGTTGCAGGGCGCAAAGTCGCGGATCGGCACGGAGTTGCAGACCATCGCGGGCCGGAACACGATGAACGTTGATGCGCCCACGATGCAGAACGTGCAGCAGCTGGCGCAGGATGCGCGGCGGTATCTGACGAACGACCAAGCCAAACCGATGCTCGCGCGCATCAACGACTTCATCGACAAGATCCAGATAAGCGGCAACACGGCATCCGTGGAAGGCGCGGCGTATGCCAAACTGGACAGCGCGCTTGCCAGGCAAATCCGCAGCACCACGGACGGCCCGGCACGGGATGCCCTGACTGGCCTGCGGGACACGTTGCGCAGGGCAATGGACGCCAGCATTACCGGACAGGACGCAGCGGCGTGGCAGGAAGCCCGGCGCCAGTATGCCAACTACAAAACCGTTGAAGCCGCCATGAACCTGCCGAGCGCGGCCACGGCTGCGGGAAATATCCCCCCGGCTGCGTTGGCGACGGCGTTGGCGCGCGGTCCGCAGTCGAACTTCGCCATGGGCCGGGGCGACCTTAACGACCTGTCGCGCGTAGGGCGGGCGTTTGTGCAAGACGCCATCCCCAACAGCGGCACGCCGGAACGCAACTACATGATCAACCTCTTGACGGGCGGGGGTGCGGCTGGCAGCGCGTTGGCGGCTGGTGGCAGCCCGACCACTGCGGCGCTGTCGGCAGCGGCCATGCTTGGCGGTCCGCGCGTGGCGCAGGAGGTTTACATGGCGCCGCTGGTGCAAGCCTACCTCAAGAACCAACTTGCCAACAGCATCATCCCGAAGGTGGATGTGGGGGCGATCCAGGGCATCAGCGCCGCGCAGGCAAAAGCCCTGCTGGATCGGAACTAGCGCATGTCCAGTCGCACACTCCGGGCCGCCGCCCATCCCCACCGATACCATACCCATGCCACCGTGGATGCCCACGCTGCGCCATGGCCGAACGCGAACCCCAGCAGCAACCGCACGCGATACGGTTCTCCATCGGAGAACCAGAACAGCGCGCACCCCGCTGCGCTAGCGATGAGGAATTGAAAGAACATGCCGCGCGGTGGAACTGGCACTTACACCCTTCCTGTGACGCTGGTTGATGGCACGACCGCGACCGCCACACAGGTGATGACGGACCTCAACGACATCGCCTTGGCGCTCACCGGCAGCACGGCGGCGGATGGTCAGACGCCGATCACGGGCAACTGGAACTGGCAAAGCAAGAACATTTCCGGCGTCGGGACGCTTACGACCACATCGCTTTCCGTGCTGGGCAATTCGGCGGTTGTCGGCAATTCGGCGGTGACGGGAAGCGTGGTTATCGCTGGTTCCGCATCGGTCGGGACAACATTTAGCGCGGGCGATGCTGTCACGGTGACTAAGGGCGGTCTCACTGTGACGGCGGGCGGGGCCAAGGTGACGGCAGGTGGACTGACCGTAAGCGCGGACGGCGCGAGCATTACGGGCAACAGCACGATCACCGGGACGGTTACGATCACCTCCACCGCCACCGCTGCGAACGGCACCAGCGGGACGCAGGTTGTCAACTACTCGCAGTTCCCGGCCACGCTGGGCGCAACCGGCGCGCAGTCTCTGCCGAGCGGCAAGCTGGAGAAGTGGGGCAGCGGCAGCACCACGCTTGGCAGCGGCACGGTCACGTTTGCGGCGGCGTTCCCGACCGCGTGCGACAACGTGCAGATCACGGTGACCGGAGGGACAAAGGCGGCGACCGTTTACCCGCTGTTCACCGGGGGGATTTCGACCGCCGGGTTCTCTGTCTATGGCGATGCGACGCAAAGCCTGTCCTTCCAGTGGTTCGCCATCGGGCGTTAACTTCGCGGTAAATCGGCGTTAATCGCGCGTAGGTTGTGGCGCGTCTAAAAAAGGTCGGACAAGATGCAGGAGTTAGAAAACGGCCAGGAACTTGCCCGCGTGTCGGATCGGCTCACACGTCTGGAAGAGCGCGGCATTTCCCGAGACGAGCGAATGGCGCGCATGGAAACAACGCTCGAACGCCTGTCCCACCAAGTCGAAAGCATGGCCGCAGATTTGCGGGATGCTAAAACCGGGCTTCGCATTGGTCTATGGTTCACGTCAACCGTCGTTCCTGCTGTCGCCGCTGGCATCGGCTGGTTTGCCCACGTTCTTTGGCCTGGGAGATAACGCCATGAACACCATCCTCGCCCGCCTTCGTGAGCCGTCCACATGGGCCGGTCTGGCCACGCTGGTGGCGCTGTTCGGTGGCCGCGTGACCACGGAGCAGGTTAGCGCCGTGGCCGAGTTGGGCGCGGCTGCGGCGGCTGCGGCGGCGGTGTTTCTGCGGGAGGGGAAGTAGCGGCGCCATCCGGTGCGGCCATGCAGGCCGGAACCTGATAGCGCGTGCCGTCTGGCACCACGATCTCGGATCGGATGATTTCAAGCGAACCATCCGGGCGCTTCCGCAGATTTGCTTCCACAACGCATGGGGTTCCGGCGGGGATTGGCGGGTGTGTGGGGGTCATCCCTCCCCCTCCGGTAGCGTGGCGATGCTGTGGAAGCGCCAGCCGCACGCGGAGAAGTATCTCGGGGTGTATTCCGTTGCCATGCCAAACCTGATGTAAGCGCCTGCTTCCCATTGGACGCATTCGTATTTCCCTGCGCCGTCAGTCATCCAGCACACCGTCCCATCCGGCGTGCCCTCTGGCGGGCGGCATTCAGCGGTCATGGGGTATCCTCGAGCAAATCGTGTGTGTTCATGATGCGATCCCGGATGCCTGCGCGTCGGCTCGGAGCGTCGTGGCGGTTGTGGCAGCGCTGGCATAGGGCGGCGAGGTTCTGCGGACGCACATCTTCGGGTGCGTCGTTGAGCACGTGCGCCACGGTCAGGACGACCTTGGAGCCAGTGACGGGGTGCGGATCGCCCTGCCGCGCATGGCACCATTCGCAGCGCCAGCACGCGCAGACGCGCACCCAAAGGCTGATGACGGGCCACTCTTTGGGGTATCGGGCGCGGTTCTCAGCGCGGATCGGCATCACCCTTCCCCCTCCGGTGCGGCGGGCAGGGGCAGGGCGCGGATGGCGGCGGCGATTTGCCCAGCGGTTTCGGCAGACGCCAAACATTCTGCCTCTGCCCGCGCAGTTTTGCATTCGCCCGCATCGGCGTCGAAGCGTAGCGCTTGTATCTCCGCGATCATTCGTGCCCTCTCCCGCATCGCTTCCGCCCCGGCGCGGTAGGCGGCGGCATGAGCGGCCACAGCAGCGCACATGCCGGGGATCGGGCATCCGACAGGTTCGGCACCTTCCGTCGCCGGTTGCTGGCCGAGGGCTGCGCGCAGGCTGGCGACTTCTGCGCGGAGACGGGTTTCTTCGGCACTCGGGGCGCGGCGGTTCCAGGCGGCGGTGGCCAACACGAGATTGCTTTTCATCGGCCCGGCGGCATCGCAGCGCGTGCAAGAAATCCATTCTTCTGGCGCGCCCCGAAACACCGCTTTCGCCTCCTCCCCACAAAACGGGCACGGCAACAGTTCACTCATCGCGGTTCTCCCGTGGCAGCAGCCTTTACCCGCTCCAATACGGCTTCCATTTCATCCGGCGGCAACCTCCATGTCCCAATGACATGCAGAATGTCATCGGCCTTCATGCACACCGTTACAGGCCCGACAAGGCGTTGCAGGCGCATGACTTCGCGTCGCCAATAGTCGGCTGCGGCCAATCCAGTTGCGGCAGCACACGCCTCCCGCTCTTGCGCCACCGCCAGCGGCAGGACAGCGGCGAGGGCGTGGCGGGCACTCCCGCACCATCCGCGCCCGCGCTCCGTAGCCACAAACTGCTCGGCGGTCATGTCATCTTCCGTCACGCCTGCCATTGCCATTGCGGCCAGCACAACAAGATGAACCGGCACATCCTCAGGTCGCATCGCGCGTCTCCTTGGGTTGGTCCGCTTTGGCGTTCAGTTGGTCGGCGTATTTCTGTGCGTCCCGCCGCGTTGCGAACGTGTAGACGCCACCGCGCGCATCCCCCGCCGCATCGTCTGGCGTTCTCCGCACGTAGTAGCGCCCGCGATCCCATACAGCGGCCTTCCACGTCTCACACGTCGCGGTCATTCTGGCACCTCGATTGTGTTGGCCAGGATAATGGCAATAGCCTCGTTGAACCCCTGCATCCAGCCCAATCCATTGATGGCTGTTGCACGATCCGGCACCCTCGTCACCACGTAGCCCGCCGCGCGCATGTGGCGGAGGTAGGTGGTGATGATCTGCCGCGTGTTGTTGCCTCCCTGTTCAAACCGTTGTTCGTAAGCTGCTTGCACCGCCTCATCATGCGCGCTCATCGCTTGGGCTCCAGGGCGGCGCGGGCGGCGTGCAAGTGCTCCACGGTGATTTCCGTAGGCTCGCCGCTAGCGTCCCCCACAACGCTGTAAATGGCGCCAGACGTGGGCCTATTGCCGTAAGTGCGAACGGTGGGGAAATGCGCCGCCATGGCAGCGAACGGCTCCAACGCCTCCCGCAGCCGCGCGTTGTCGGCGCGGAGATCATCGCGTTCCGCGCGGCAATCGTCGGCAGTGTCACGGCATTGATCGGCGCGTCGTTCACTTGCCTTCCACGCTTCCCCCGCCGCATCCCGCTCCGCCCGCAACTCGGCGACCTCGGCGGGGGGCGTAAACTCGGCAGGGCCGCCGAACAACGGCTGCGCGTTGATATAGAGCAGCTCTGCTATGTCGGCGGATGCTGCGAATTGTGCCTCGATTGGGGCGCTCCCCATGTGGCGCTCCACGATGGACGAGGCAGCGCGCAACGCCCACTCCTTGGCGCGAACCGGACGGCCCACCACCACGGCCTTTATCGGCTCGCAACGGTCGGTCATGGGGTGCCTCCGGTGCGGAAAGAAGGTGCGCGGCGAGGACACTGCCAACCCCTGCACGAACTTTCGGCGCCAGCGGGACAGACGCAACCGTGCGGCTTGAGGGTAGGTGCTTTCTCCCGTTCCCACTTCCTCACCACCGGCTCGGCCACCGCGAGCGCGGCGCGGGCTAGGTCGGACGATTTCACGTCGCGGTTCGCGCTGCGTAGGCGAAAGATTGCGTCGGCCATTTCGGCCACCAGCGCATCACGGTCCATCGGGCGTCTCCTGTGCTGCTGGCGGGGCGGGGAGAGGCCGCCAGTGGGTGGGAGAACCGAGCCATTTGCCGTCTTTGTCTAGCCAATCGACAGAAACGTCCCCTAGCGGGGCATCATGCTCGCACACCAACACCCGCGTCCCATCCCTCGGCGCGGTCGCAATCGGCTGCCAGCCCTGTTCCACCACCAGCCCGGCGGCGGTGAGGGCGGAGAGGATGGCGTCGGCGGTTTGGCCGTAACCACTGTCCCGCATGTATTCGCGGTCGATCGGCATAGTGCGGCACGCTTCTGCGTTGTACGGACAACGAGGGTCATTTGCGGCCAGTTCGCGCACAAGAATTTCCATCACATCCCGCGCACTCATCCCCGGTCCTCCCCCTTGGCTGCGGCGATGGCGCGACGGGCGGCGTTTACCGCGCGCTCAACCTTTCCTGATCTGATAGCTTCGGGAGAAGGGATGAACTCAGGATAGGCGCCAAACCATTTCACCATATTCTCCAACGCCTCCAACAAGCGCGGCCCGACCGTGGGCCAGTCGATGGGGTGGGTCATGGGGCCAACTCCTGATGGATGCTGACAGCAGGCCCCGGCGGCACACCAAGAAATCCGCACAGGCGACGGCGCCAATCATCGCGCAAGCGAGCGGCGTTGTTGTCGAGCGGGCCGGTCATTGTTCGCAACGTGGCAAGGTATTGGCGCACCACATCAGCCTCTGTTTGCGTAAGACGCTTCACCCTATAGTCCATCAACCTTGCGTACTGGCTGAGAAGCTGCGTCTTTGCTGAGTAGCCGCAACACGCAAAGATGAAGGCGCGCTCGTCGTCCGTGATTTCGCTCACCCCTCCACCTCCCCTACGACCTCGGGCACGCGGGGCAGCGGCGGAACCACAAAGCGCACGTTACAGACATGCACCCAATCACGCGGGTCTTCCTGGCTTGGCTCAGACACCGCCGTATATGCGCCGGTCAGTCGTGCTCGCAGCACCCCAAGCGTCACCGTCTCCCCCTCCGCAGCCGGGGCGGGGAGGGCGTCGAGGGTGGTAAGCGCGGCCATAAGCGTTACTGTGCGCTCGGACAACTTCGGCGCGTCGTAAGCAAGGCAAACCGCCCGCGCCGCTTCCGCCACTTTCCTCAGGGCTTCAAGTTCGGTCATGGCGTCACTCCTTGCACGCGCTAAATGGGATGTCGTCCCCTAAGTCCCCGCCGCCACGCGGTTCCGGCTTCGGCGCCTCGCGCTGCGGCTGCTGCGTCTGCTCGCGCTTGGGTTGCACCTTGAGCGAAAGAAACGGCTTCCCAGCGCCGGTCGTCTTCGCCCATGCGGCGATCTCGTAGAGCGTCCCGTTCAGCATGAAGTCGCCCTTGTAGTCCGGGTGGTTGTCGGCGCCCTTCTTGTTCAGGAACAGGCTGCCAGAGCCTTCGCGGTGTTCGTAGGTCACGGGGTGCGCCTCGCCATCGCTTCATCAAGTTTGCGCTTTGCTTGTATCATCTCAAACTCCACAACAGCCGCAGTGCCACCAAGGGCGATGCGGTCATCTAAAGAAAGGTTGGCGACGTTTGTATGTTGTATGGCCAAGTAACGCTGTCGTGCGCGTTCGTATGCCTCGCCCAGCGCACGGATTTCATCAACTTGTTCGCTCACGCCGCTTCTCCTTCCTCAGCCAACGGGATATCCGCCATCGTCTCAGCCGCCGCGCGCCGTGCTGCGTCCACCACGTCGAACAGGTCCGGTCGCTTCGTCTTCAACCACTGCATCTGCCGCGCCGTCTGTTCCTCGTCCAGGATCGCGTAGTATTCCTGCGCCGTCTTCACCGCGCCGAACCGACTGGCCAGCGCGCGGGCGCCAATCGCGGCCTTGTCTTCGGGCTCGGGGACGGGTTCGGCGGTGCTGTCCACCACGGGGGCGGCAAAGCCCACTGTCGGCGCCGTCTCCATCTCCTCCGGGGCGTAGACGCCAAGCATAACCTCGGGAGCGTGACGGCGCCCCCACACGCGCGAGCCGTGGTAAACAAGCTGCTGGTCGGGCTGCTTCGTCCACAGCGGGTTGTTCGTCTTGGCGTCGGCAAGTCGCACGTCCACAAAGCGGGGCTCTTTCTCACCAGCCAACACCGCCGACACGCGCACGGCACGGGATGCGCCTTCGCCGCTGAATTCGTAGGACAGCCGCGTCGCCAGCGCGCCGCTCGTGTGCAGCGCGGCGGCGACCAGCTTGCCTTCGAACATCAACTTGCCTTGGATCACGCTGGTAGCCTGCGCCACGGCGAACGGGGACATGCCCCACCGCCCGGCCTGTTCCACGACCATCAGGCAGTCGCCGGGGCTGCCCTGCAAGTGCTGCGGCACCAGTTTGCCCCGCGCCATCATCTCGGCCATGCGGATCGCTTGATCCATGTTCTGCGGCACCAACGCAGCGGCGGCGGGGGTGGTGGTTGTCAGGCTCATTTCGTCCTCACTGTCAGAACTGGCGCCGCGTTTGTCAGCACGGCACCGGAGATTACCTCGCCGCGCGACAACGCGGCTTTCAGTTTCGTCAGGTTCAGAGTCGTGACCACTTCGGTTTCAAAGAACTCGGCGGGGACTGCTGTATCATCGGTCACAAGCACACGTTTGGGACCGGGTTGGATGGACGCAGTAAACTCCGGGTGCTTGAACTTCCGCACGCCAAGCGCCTCCATCATCGCAAAGGCCACCCCGCGCAGTTCTTCGTGTTGGCGCTTGAACCGCTTCCAGCGCACGTCAAGGTCGGTGATCCGCGCGTTGACGGCATCCGCGTTGCTGGCGGCTTCGTCCATCGCGCGCAGCACGCGGACAAGCATCGTCTCGGCGTCCGGGCACTCGGCAAACAGCGCCGCGCCATCATCGTCAAGCGTGCCGTCTGCCTCCAAGCGCCGGGCGGCGGCTTGGGCGATGCTCATCACCTGTTCGAGTTGCCATGCGGAAGGGGCGGTCACAACTCCCCCCGCAGCTTCACGGCCAGCCCATGCCACAGCGCCACCATCCGCATCAGTTCCTGCCGCTGAAACGACGTTAGGTTGTCCTGAAACTCCGACTTCAGCCAAGCTTCGAGATCATCCCCCGCCGCGTCGCACAGGCTGTCCAGCGGGATCAGCGCGCACGTGGCGGCGGCAACCGCCTGGTCGGCGAGGAGTTGGACGGGGGTCATTTGTCGTCTCCGTGCATGTCGAGCGAGAACTGAAACACGGAACCGGGATCGTCGCGGTAAAACAGGTGCTTGACCCTGTTTGCGTCGGCGCGGTCCACCAGCGCGGCAAACGACCGCACCAGCCCGGCGACCGGGGGCTCCCGCACGGCGGCAAGTTCCGCCTCAAGTTGCGCCTTGGTTTTGGTCATGGCTCATCCTCCGGTTCCGGCGCGGGCAACCCAATGGGCAGCACCAGCGGCAGCGGTTGCGCGATCAGCGCGGTTGCAATGGCGGCGTAGTAGGCCGCGACGCGGGCCTCGGTCGTGTCGCCCCTCACAACACGGCGGGCGGCGGCTTCGGCTTCGGGGAGGGTCATGTGGCTTCCCCCTTGGCGCGGGCGATGGCGGCGCGGGCGCGGCGCACGGGGCAATCATCGTTGCCGCAATCGTGGTGCTTGTGCTGAGTGTCTTCCATCAATTCCTCCAGCGCTTCCAGCAAATCCGGCGCGGCGGCGATCAGGCGCCCGTCTGGGCCATTCCAGCCGCCGTTCGGAAGAACCACGTCCGGGTGCCCGTCGCTCCGCTGCACCACAGCGTGTAGAACGTCGCCATCGCGGCCCGTGACCTGGCTTGAGAGACGGCGAAAACTGCAACTGGTCCACCACATCCAAGGCCCCGGCGTGTGCTTGCTCATCACAAATCCCCCCACCGCATCAACTCCGCCATCTTCTCGTCAAACTCCTGCGCCAGTTCGTGGCAGCGGGCGTTGAACAGTTTGTCGTCCGTATCTGCGGTTCGCAGCGCCTCGACCAGCTTTGCGCCTGACGTCCGCATCGCGGCGCCAAGGAAAAGCCGCTCGGCCTCGTTTCCCGTGTCCGCACCCCACTTTTCCAGGTATGCGGCGCTGTTGAAGTTGTCGGGGTGGGGCATCACAGCATCTCCCCCGGAACCCAGACGCCAGCGGCGATTTCCTCTTCACGAAGGCGAACTGCCTCATTCTGAATGGTCAAAACTCGCCGCGTCCCGTCCAAGTTGGTTTGGGCCGCTTTGCGTGCGGCGGCATACGCGTGCCGCGCCGCTTCTTCACTGCGCCACAGGCAATGCGTCGGGTGCCACTGAGTGCGGCTCCATGTGTCATTCGCCTGCGTGTAGACGCTGACGGTGCGCTCTTCGTAGCCATGTCTGTTGCGGACACCTGGAGCGCGGGCCGGATCGACAAACATAAACGGCTTTACGCCAATCCCGGTGACAAGCCATCCGCTTGGTTTGTTGCTCACTAGCACCTCCTCTGCTGTGCGGCCATTGCGCCACACGCCCGTTGCCCTGTCAACAACAAAAGTTGCGGCGGGGGCAAAATTCTTGTTGACGGGTTCGGCGCAGTGCGGCACCGTGCGGGCATGAAACTTCGAGAATGGCTCCAAACCAACCGCATGACCTACGAAGCGTTCGGCGCCAAGGTGGGGGCCGACAAGTCGCAGGTCTGGCGATGGGCGCATGAAGAACGCATCCCGACACTGCCGCAGGCTGCCGAAATCCAGGCGGCTACGGACGGCGCGGTCAAGCTGGAGGACTGGGTGTGACCTACTGGCAAATCCTCGGCGTCGGGCTTCTCGCGTGGTTCGCCGCCGCGCTTGGCCTCGTCGCGCTGATGGGACGATGGGGTGCGCGGGACAAGCGGACGCGGTGGAACAGGGAGGGCGGGGAGTGACACGCGAAGAACTGATCGCCGCGCTGGAACGCACGGATGGGCCGAGCCGGAAGTTGGATGCGGCAATCTACAAAGTCGCTGTCGGGCTCAAGCAATACGAAAGCATTGTGTCGGACGCTTTGGAAGAGGTGTGCGTTCGCTACTATCCAGGGCCGCCCGGCCCATCGTTTTCTAGGGTGCCCCGCTACACCTCCAGCCTCGACGCCGCCCTGACGCTGGTGCCGGAGGGGTGGGATTGGTGCATTGCATGTATCAGCGGCAAATGGGACGCGCAGGTAGGAGAGGCCGATACGTTCATGGCTGAAGGGGCGGCGTCTAATGGTTCTGTCGCCATCGCCCTGTGCATCGCCGCACTGAAGGCACGCGCCTGATGGCACGCCCTGAGCACAATCTCCAAATGGCTGCTTGGGTCTACGCTCAACACGTTCTGCCGCCGGAAGCGGATTTCGCCTCGGTCGAGACGAAGTTGGGGCGGGATGACATGGTTGGCGCGGCGATGCGCAAGGCGGCGGGTGTGCGCAAGGGGCAGCCTGATTGCCAGATCATCTACAAGGGACGCATCGTCTTTGTGGAACTCAAAGCTGGGTCATCCGTCTCCGACGCGCAGCACAAGCGACACGCGGAACTGCGCCGAGCCGGGGCGGAGGTTTACGTGATCCGCACCATTGCCAGTCTGCGCCAGGTGTTTTTGGGGATGGGAATACCGCTCAAGTTCCACGCCCTGACCGCCGAGCAGCGGGACGAAATGCTCGCCGCACGCGCCGCAGCGCCACGCAAGGCGACGGCACGCAAGCGGCAGGCGCGGCCAACGGCGCGGCAAATCGCGGTTTGGGGGCAGCGGCCATGACCGACCGCCCCCCATCCTTTGACTGGGGCGTTGTCATCACCCTGAGCGACGCTCGCCAGCCCAATGGCCAACTCTGCGGCGAGATCATGATTTGTGACCAGTCGGGCGAGGTCGTGAACTGGCGGCGCGATGGCAACAGCGTGTGTTTTGAGATCAGGGCGCTGCGGAACTCGTGGATGGATGACTTCGTGCGGGGCCGAGTGGCGGCGCCGCAAAACCAAGGAGACGATTGATGGCGTATCTGCCGAGCCGGAACCGCAAGACCGGCAAGATGACCCTTCGCTACGTCGCGCCCAAGACGCCGGGCACGGTCGCACCGCGCTCCCGCAACGGCCAGTGGGGGCGGCGCCTCGTCGCCGATGGCACCTTCCACGTCACGAAGGGACCGCGATAGCCCGTGACCAATCCCCCTGACATTTCCTCCCCGCCGTTGGCCGTGGCGCGTCAGGGTGCGAACGGCTCAAACTCGCCCCTCGGTGCCACGCGCGCCGGGGGGCGCTTTTTGCGCGACGGAAAGCGGTGGACACCGGAGGAACACGACGAACTGCGGCGGCTGTGGGCGGACCCGCGATACACGCGGATGGCCGTTTCCCGTGTGCTGCGGCGGAAACTCGAAGGCGTAATGAAGAAAGCAAAAAAGCTCAACCTAGGAGAGAAGAAGTGAGCATCGAGACTGACTTGGCGAAAATCCTGACGGCAGACGTGAAACCGTATATCGCGGCCAGCCGGGCAAGGAACCGTGCGGGGCACAAGGAAGAAGAGGAACACGATGCCGCTGTGGCACTCGTGAAACCCGCCCATGATCGCATGTGCGCGGCCATCGCAAAGGCGCTGCGCCCGCACCGCATTGAGTGGTGGGCGCGATTCCCGCTGGCCGTGAATTGGTCGGACGACGTGGCACAGGCGCATTTTTCTGGTGACATTTGGCCAGCGACAAAAACGGGCAAGTCCTACTCGCTGCCCGCCCGTCCGTTCATCCGCTTCAACTTCACTCCCCGCGACGCCGACGAGTTTCGCCGCATTGTCGCGATGCTCAAGGCGATGGCCGACGCTGCCACGGAGGGCGGGCTGTGAAAGAACCGAGCCTGCCACTTAGTTACCGCGAGTGGACCGTCATCGCCCGCAGCGCCTCGCCGGGGCATTGGCAGTTCACCGGAGGATGGTCCAGCGAGGCAGCCCGCGCCGCGTCGGACGCGAACGAAATCGTCGCGATGCACCGCCGCGTTGACCTCGGCTGGCAACTCGTCGCGCGCCTCGCCGGGCCTGCGTGGCGTCGGTTCCAGACGTTTGGGAGGGCGGTGCGGTGACCCGCAAACTTGACACCTTCAACTGGAACGACCGCGCACTTGCCACTGTGGCGGCGCTGTGGGCCGAGGGCGTGACAACCGCCGAGATCGGGCGGCGTATGGGCATCACGAAGAACCAAGTGATCGGCAAGGTCCACCGGCTGAAACTGCCGCAGAGGCCAAACCCCGTGAAGTCCGCCGCGCCCGCCAAGCCGAAGCCCGAGCGCGGCAAGGTGACGCTGCATTCGGTGAAACAGTGGGTTTTGCACGAACGCAGCCCGTTCTACTCCGCAAGCGTGATGCCGCCGCTGGACGAGCCGTTCTCGAAAGCCGAGCCGATGCACAGCGAACGCCGCGTAGCGTTGAAGCTTCCGCTGCCCGTGGGCACACTGCCGCCGTCCCGGTCCTGCCAGTGGCCGACAAGCGCCGGGCGACCGTGGACGTTCTGCGGCTGCGCCGTGGTGCCGGGGTTTTCGTGGTGCGCCGAGCATAAGGCGCGGGTGTTTGAGCGGAGGGCGGCGTGAGGGTGGAGCACATCGGCAACGCCACGCTCTACCTCGGCGACTGCCGCGAGGTGCTGCCGACGCTGGGGCGGGTGGATGCTGTGGTGACGGACCCGCCGTATTCCGCGCGAACGCACGCTGGCCATGATTTGGGCGCCGTCTCGCCGCGAGACGGCGCCGCAAGAAAATTGTTGGGTTATGCCGCCCTTGATGAGACGGGAGCGCGGGTTTTTGCCCAGCAATTCACCAGTATTGCCGATGGGTGGATCGTATGGATGACTGACCACACGCTGGCACCGACGATTGCCGAGGCGATGCGGGATGCGGGGCGTTATGTTTTTGCGCCGCTCCCCTATTTCCATGCAGGGCGTTCGGTGCGGCTGACTGGCGATGGCCCGAGTTCGTGGACAGACTGGATTGTGGTTGCGCGGACAGCCAAGCAGAGCCGTTGGGGCACCCTGCCGGGCGGGTATGTCGCAGGGGCTGGCTGGAACGATAAGGAGCATATGGGCGGTAAGCCATCCGCGCTCATGTGCGAGCTTGTCGGTGACTACAGCCGCCCCGGCGATTTGGTGTGTGACCCCTTCATGGGTTCTGGCACCACTGGCGTAGCCTGCGCACGCCTCGGCCGCAGCTTCATTGGCGTCGAGATCGAGCCGCGCTACTTCGATATTGCCTGCCGCCGCATCGAAGAAGCCTACCGCCAGCCGCGCCTCTTCCAAGAGCCGCGCCCGCAGCCGAAGCAGGAGGCGCTTCTATGACCTACATCCACGCCGCCCTTCCCTCCCTCTCCGGCCTGCGCGTCGGGACGTTCTACATCGTCGGACCGGCGGGGATCGGGAACCGGGGGCGGCTGATGTATCTCTGCCGCTGCGACAAATGCCACACGCTCCAGAAAGCCCGTGCGCAGAACCTGCGCAAAGGGCGGCAGGGACGGTGGGAGCCGTTTTGCAAGGGGTGCGGGAAGTGAAGGTGCTTGTCGCCTGCGAGTTTTCCGGCATCGTTCGGGACGCATTTGCGGCAGAGGGTCATGACGCTACCTCCTGCGATTTGCTGCCGAGCGAGATGCCGGGGCATCACTATCAAGGGGACGTTATGAACATTCTGCGCGACGGATGGGATATGATGATTGCCCATCCGCCATGCACACATCTGGCGGTATCGGGCGCCAGGTGGTTCAAAGAAAAGCGAGCAGAACAAGCGGAGGCTTTGGCCTTCGTTCGAGCGCTGCTTGCCGCGCCGATCCCGCGTATCGCGCTTGAGAACCCCGTGTCCATCATTGCCCGCGTCATTCGCGAGCCGGATCAGGTGATTCAGCCGTGGCAATTCGGACACGGAGAAACCAAGGCGACATGCCTATGGCTCAAGAACCTCCCCCCGCTGCGGCCAACGTGCGTCGTGCCGGGCAGGGAATCTCGAATTCACAGGATGCCGCCAGGCCCTAATCGGTGGCGGGAGCGCAGCCGCACGTTTCGGGGCGTCGCGCAGGCGATGGCCGCCCAATGGGGACGTTCTACACTCCCGCTGCAACTTGAGATGTTCGCAGCATGACACCCACCGAAAAACAAGCCGCCTACGCCGCTCGCCGCGCCGCACACACGGGCGCCAAGCCCTACACGACACACATCTACCTCGTGACCCTCCCGGATGGCACGCAGGTGCGGGAGCAGGTGATCGGGCTGTCCCAAGTCGCGGCCTACCACCCGCAGGCCGTGCGCGTCGAAATGCTTCAACGGGTTGAACCCCTGCGCGGCGCTGCGGCGGTGGAAGCAACAAAAACCGGGAGTTTCTGGTGAAACTGATGACACCTGACCAGCACTTAAGCCGCGCGGCTGATACCGTGTATTTCCATTTGGACGGCCCGCTCAAGTTGCCAAGCCCCGATGGAGTTTTGCGAGGGTGGCGCAACATGTTCATTCCCTATGGAAAATGGACATGCGCAGACGGCCGAGAGGTTTTGTTCAATCGGCACTATTCCCCGATTTACCAGCGCGCGACGGCGACGTGGCCATGCGAGAGAGCCAATCAGTATGAATGGGTGCCTTTCGTAAAGCAGGAGTGGTTTTACAACGACGCCCACACAGTAAAGCAGTCCATCAAAATTGGTCTGCGCGTCCTTCGCTCGTGGGGGCTTCACTCGACGTGAAACCCGAACCCCTCATCCGCCCAGAACAAGCCGAGCGTTGGTTAATGCGGCAGCACCTGGCAGCCGAGACAACCCGCGTCGTCACCGCCGTCTGGTGGGGAGTCTATTCAGTGCGCGACGCGCTGATGGAATTGCGCGGACAAGCATTTCTTATCAGCGAACGGAACGGCGTAGACGAGAAGATTGCCGACGCGGTAGCGATGTCCGCGTTTGACGATGAAATGCAGCGGCAGGAAGCAGAACACGGTGATTCCATCGCTGCCATGTCCCAAGCGGCTTACCTACTGTTGCGCCAAGGCAAAAGCCTGAAGGATGCCCGCAGCGCGGTCGCGGCCGTGGCGCGGGATCGTCCGATCCAACCAACGCCGCACATGATGACGCATGCGCTGGAACACGCTGCCAGCGAACACAGAAAAGCCGAACGGTGGCATGCATGGCAGACACAACGGGAGATGGCGGAGTGACGGTCGTTGACCTCATCAAGCGGTGGGAACTCGATGGCGACGGAGATGAAGCCCTTGAACTGCCGTCCACGCCTGACGCCACCAAACCCGCCCCTCTATGGGTGGACGATGATGAATGGGCCGAGCAAGACATTTCGCCCCGCCCATGGATCGCCAAAGGCTACCTCATGCGCGGGGCCGTCTCCGTGCTGTCCGGCCCCGGCAGCGCGGGCAAGTCGTCTCTCGTGGTAGCATGGTCCATCGCCCTCGCCCTCGGTCAGAGATGGCATCGTTTCTACCCGGTCCAGCCTCTCAAGGTGATGATCTACAACGTCGAGGACGACAAGGACGAGCAACGCCGCCGGTTCTCCGCCGCCCTGCGCCAGTTTGAGCGAACACCCAAGGAAGTGGCCGCCAACATCATCCGCGTTGGCCCAAACTCTACTGGCACCCTCTTGCGCAGAGACCCGATCAGCGGGCGGCTCAAAATCACCAGCGCCATGCAAGCCCTTGAGGAACTTATCAAGCAACACAAGCCCGATGTGGTTGTGCTCGATCCCCTCGTTGAACTCCACGACAGTGAAGAAAACGACAACACCAGCGTCCGCGCCGTGATGGCCCGATTTCGCTCCGTGGCCATCGACTATAACCTGGCGCTTCTACTGATCCACCACGCCCGCAAAGGCGCCTCCGGCCACGCGGGAGACCCTGACAGCCTGCGCGGAGCGTCCTCCATCGTTGGCGCCGCCCGCGTCGTACTGACCGCGCTGGGTATGGACGAGGACCAAGCAGCTCGCCTGGGCATCACCCCCACCGACCGCCACCGCTTTTTCCGCGTGGACGGCGCAAAATCCAACTATGCCCCGTTGCACGAAGCCGAGTGGTTCCAGCGGATGGAATACGAATTGGACAACGGCGAGGGCGTCGCCGCTGCCGTGCCGTGGATACCGCCCAGCGTCTTTGGCGACCTGACGCCCGGACAGTGCAACGCCGCACTCGACAAGATCGACGCTGGACCCGAGCCAAACACCTATTACACCCCCTCCAAACGCGGCGGCTCAACCCGATGGTGCGGCGGGGTGTTGGTTGAAATGTTTGACATGCAGGAGGCGCAGGCAGCGCAAATCATCAAGCAATGGCTCGACATGGGCGTTCTTAAACAAGGCAAATACCACCATCCGGACCTGCGCCGGGAGGTGCCGAGCGTGCGGGTGAACGATGCAAAACGCCCCACGGAATGACGCAAACTGCGCGGCGAACTGCGCGGGAACCGTGCGCGCAGTTCAGTTCGGCGCCTATAGCCAGAAACTGAACTGCGCGGGGCTTTTTAGAGAGGAAACTGCACGATGAACTGCGCGGAAATGACGCACACAAAACCCGGCGAAGGACTGCACGCAGTTTCTGCCCTTGAGCGGGCAGAAAACTGCGCTCCGTCCAGTCCGAAGCCGACCGGGGATGGTGAGGATGGGCTAACCTTGGCGGAGAGGGTGGCGCGTGTTATCTGCTGCCCGTCAGGGACGTGCTGTTCGCGGGATGCGTGTTACGCCAAGGACAAAAGCCGCAGCCAGCTTGTGGACATCCACGCGGCGGCAAAAGCCGTGCTGGCCATGATCATCCCCGCAATCCGGCAAGCGTGGGATAAACAACCCGGACCCTACAGCCGAACGCGACAGCCGGGGACAGACTAGCGCAGGGTTTCACGTGAAACTATCGGAGGGTGGGATGGGCACGTTGCCAGTCATGTGGTTGGCCCGGAGTCGGGACCGAGACGAGGTGTTGCGGCAGATGGTCGTGAACGTGGCGCCGCCGCTGATGGAAGCTCAGCGGTTGGCAGCCGAGCGCGAACGACTTGCCCACGAAGCCGTCGCGGCAATGGAGGCGGGGTGATGATGGTGAACGTGAAAAACCCCGCCGAAGCGGGGCTTGTGGGTGTTAGGCGGTGGGGGCGTGAGCCCCCGGCTCCGCCATGATATCGTCAGCCTCGTCCAACAGTTCCGCGTAGTCGTCGCTGATCTCGCACAGGGCGGTAGCGGCAGCCAAAACATCGCTGGCAGTCGCGTAGCCGGGGTTGGCGTCATACCCAGCACGGGCAATGCGGTATGCGTTAAGGGCTTGGCGTTCGGTCATCTCGGTCTCTCCTGTCTCTCGTTGTCCGATGCCAAAACCTACCGCCGGGGCGGGTGTGTGTCTAGTCGTTTTGTGACTACGCAACGCATGGCTGATACGTCATCTGCGCACTAGTCATCTTAGAACGGGCTGGGTAGGGTTTGGTTATCGGAACACAGATGGAGTGACGAAAATGAACCGCTACACCAACAGCTTCGATGATGTTGTGACCCGCGCCACCAACGCGCAGGAAGCCGCCGACAAAATCGCCCGCCGCATTTACGGCAGGCGCGGGTATGCCCGTTCCCTGCGCCACGACAGCCGCACCGAGGACAACCGCAGCCACACCTACGAGGCGTTTGTGGGAGTGAGCGTGAAGGGCCAGCCCGGCACCACCAGCGGGCGGAACGTGTGGATTTACGAGCGGGTGGCGCTGTGACTCCCGCCGAGTTCCGCGCCGCTCTGAAGGCGTTGGGCCTGACTTCCAGCAGCTACGCCAGGTTGTCAGGCCGCCCGCGCACCACCGTGGCCAACTGGACCAGCAAGGCCGGAACGCCCGTGCCCAAGGACGTCGCCGCGTGGCTCGCCCGCAGGCTGGCGGACCTTGAGCGCGACCCTGCGCCATAAACCACTTGCACGCACTCCCCTGCACCCGCTACAACCCCACGCCATGCAGCAGGACCACGCGCGACCGAAACCGCGTAACCCCGTGCAGGCCGCGCGAGGCGTGGCAATCCGCGCGCTCCTGGCGCACGTCGTCGTCCGACAGAAAGCCGCACCAATGTCCGTGGTCCAAGCCGCACTGCCGCCGATGAAGCGCGCGACGCTCTGCGGCCACCTTGCCCGCATGCGGGACGAAAAGCGCATCTCGGGGTATTCAACCGCCGATGGTTGGGTGAGGGTGTGGTGAGCGAGCCAAAACGGAACGGCTGGTATTGGATACGGTATCGTTTGGCCGATCAACACGTCAGCCGATGGGTGCCAGCGTTGTGGACGTTCGGGGATTGGATGCCCCTCGTCGCGGGAGAAACGCTGGCGCATGACAGGGTGACGGAATGGCGTGGCCCGCTCCCGGCGCCGGAAAGCGTGGAGATGGCGGCGTGAGCGGCGTTCAAAGCAACGCGCCTAAACGACTTGGCGGCGCGTCGGGAGCAGGGTTCAAGCCGGGCCAATCAGGTAACCCCGGCGGATTGCCGAAGGGTATGGCGGAGGTAAAAGAAACCGCGCGAAAGCTGACGCCTAAGGCCATGAAAGCGTTGGAGGATATTGCCACAAACGAGGATCAGCCCGCAGCCGCGCGAGTGGCCGCAGCCGTTGCCCTGCTTGACCGTGGATGGGGCAAGCCCTCGGCCAGCGTGGACGTGACAACGCAGGGGCAATCCCTCGTCAACAACGTGGACCGGCCACCGAAGGAAACACGGGACGAATGGCTTGAGCGACGCAGGAGAGAACTCCACGCAGCCGCGCTGTTGGGCGCCCCAGCCGGGACCGCAAACTGAAGCGCTGTCTGCCGACTGGTGCCCGGAACTGTTCTACGGTGGCGCAGCGGGCGGCGGCAAATCTGACTTCCTGCTAGGCGACTTCCTCCAGGATGTGGAAACCTACGGCGAGGCGTGGCGCGGCGTCATCTTCCGGCGCACGTATCCCGAGCTTGAAGAACTGATTGCCCGGTCCAAGGAGATATACCCGGCGACCGGAGGCGAGTGGAAAGAGCAGCCCAAGTGGTGGACGTGGCCAAACGGCGCCATCCTCCGCATGCGATACCTCGAACGCCCCGACGATGCGCTGCGGTATCAGGGGCATCAATACACGTGGATTGGTTGGGACGAACTGACGCAATGGGCGAGCCCGTTCGCGTATCGCTACCTGCGCGCCCGTCTGCGTAGCGCGTCCAACGTGCCCACGAAGCGCATCCGTGCGGCAGCCAATCCCGGCGGCGTGGGGCATCATTGGGTCAAGGCGATGTTCATCGACCCGGCGCCCGGCGGTTTCGTGCCCGTGCTCGACCCTGAGACGGGTATGGAGCGCATGTTCATCCCGTCCAAACTACGCGATAACACAATCCTGATGCAGTCCGATCCCGGCTATGTCGGACGGCTCAAGGGCTTGGGGTCGCCCGAACTGGTGAAGGGCATGCTTGAGGGCGATTGGTCGGTGGTGACGGGCGCGTTCTTTCCCGAATGGAGCACAGACCTGCACGTGGTTGCGCCGATCCAGATTCCCGAGCATTGGCACCGATACGGCGCAATCGATTGGGGCAGCGCCAGGCCGTTTGCCGTGCTCTGGGTGGCCGTGAGCGATGGCACGCTGCCGCAGTTCCCTCGAGGCGCGCTGGTCGTTTACCGCGAGTGGTATGGCACAACCGGTGAGCCTAACGTCGGACTGCGGATGACGGCGGATGCGGTAGGGCAGGGCATCGCGCAGAAGCAGGCGAGGGACAGCGAACAGCGCAAGATCATTTACCACTGCGACCCGGCGATGTTCACGGCAGACGGTGGCCCGTCGATTGCCGAACGGATGGCCACGGCTGGCAAGCTGCACGTCACGCGGGCCGACAACGCGCGGGTGCAGCGCATGGGCGCGATGGGAGGCTGGGACCAGCTACGGCAACGGCTGCTGGGCGAGGATGGCCGTCCGATGCTCTACGTGTTCAACACGTGCGCGCACCTTATCCGCACGCTGCCTGCCCTCCAGCACGACCAGGACAGGCCGGAGGATGTGGACACGGACGGCGAAGACCACGCCCCCGACGCCCTGCGCTACGCCTGCATGGCGCGCCCCTACGTTCGCCCGGCGCCTGTGGACACGCCCCCGCGCTTTCTGTCCGTTGGCTCGCTCAACGAGGTGACGATGGAAGACCTCTGGCCCAAGCCGCAGCCGGTGCAGCGGCGGAGGGTTTAGCCCAAAAAGCCCAAACAGCACGCGGGCGGGGAGAAACGGGGTAAAACGTCGCCATGTCCGATTTCACCGGCCCCCAGCCGCCCAACGTTGAGATTGGCCCAGAGGCCGACGTAACGCCACACGTCGCCATGCCTGTGCTCGGCCCGGCGCTGCCCGTGGTGCAGCAGGAAATCACGCCAGAACCCGACCTTTACCCGCGCGTGCGCCACGGCGTGCGGCCCGGCGTGGTGCGCTACTCGTGACGACCAGCCCGGACAGCGTGACCTACCCCGTCGTCGGCTACGGCGTGGTCGGCTACACGCTCGACGGCACGGGGTTCAAAAACTACATCACCTTGGACGCGAGCGACACGGGCGATCCTGTGGTGGTGCAGGCGCGCGGGCTCGATGACAACATCGACATTGCGATGTCGCCGAAGGGAAACGGCGGCTACATCATCGGCAACAACTGGCCGCAGTGGTGGGTGATTTCCGGTTCCGCCACGTATCCCACGATCACGGTTGACGGCGCGCTGGCTGACATCGACGCGAAGGTCTACGGCAAGGGCGAGGGCTACCTTAACACCACGAAGCTGTTTATCGGCTCGGCTGCGGTGCGGCCACTGATCGACCCGAAAACCACTGTCTACATGCGGACCACGACCAACCTGTATGGGTCCGGGTGGTCGGCGTGGTCGGCGACCGGCAACTTTACCGGCACGATCACGTCGAGCCTCAGCGGGCTTTACCTGATTGGCGTTGATGCGGACGCGGTGACGGCCACGGGGCAGGGTATCGACATCCTGCGCGTCTACAGCGTGCAGACTGGCGGCACGGGCGCACGAGTGGGGCTGTCCAGTTCCCACATCATCAGCAGCGCCGTATCCGTGCAGGATAACCAGTTCCACGTCGGGCTGTTCGGTTCCTACCGCGCCGAGGCTGCGATGGGAGGCCAGGCGAACAACCCGCGCGGCAACATCTTCGGGTTCAACACGATCGGCGGCTTGCGGCGCGGGGCGCAGTCGAACGTCAATTCCGTGGTCGGCGCGGAGATCAACACGTTCATTGACCTCTACAGCCCGCCGCTGTGGCACATCACGATGCAGCTTGTGCCGGGTGGTGACAACACGACCACGGTTCACGCGGGGCGCGGTTCGCATATCGACACGGCGATGGCCATCACTGAGGTTGCGACCGCGACGGCGCAGTATCGCACCGGGATTACGTTCGGCGCGCCCAACGGCACATGGGCGTTTGCCACGGACTCGCAGCTTATCACCACGCTGCCCACGGCGCTGGCTGGCGGGGGCGGTTCCTACGTCGCGGCAGATGGGATCGCGTGGAAGGACATCACGTTCGGGCGCGTCTACTACGAGTTTGCCAACGCCAGCCTTGATAGCGACGGCAACAGCGGCGCGCAGGTGGCGGGGGGCGTGACGCTTCAGGCGCGCGACGGCGTGTATGCCAAGACTGCGGTTGTGGCGTCTTGGACTGTCATTGACGGAGGCTTGTTCTCCGGCAGCGGGGCGGCGCCAACACTGGTTGTGGACGATCCCCCGTCGTCTGGCACCACGGCGACGGCTGCCATCGCGACGTGTGGCGCAGGGCGCGTGCAGGACATCCCGGCAGGCGGTTCGGGCTACGCGGTGGACAACATCCTGACCGTGGTTGGGGGCACCGGCACAGCGACAACGCTACGGGTGCGCGGCGTTGACGCAAACGGCGCGGTGACTGCGGCGGTTATCGAAAGCGCGGGTTCCTACAGCGTGCGGCCCGGCACCGGTGCGACCACGACGGGCGGCGCGGGCTCCGGCTGCACGGTGTCGCTGTCGTGGACCGTGCTGACGATCACGAACAGCGGGGCGGGCACGAACTATCCGCAGTTCCCGGCGCCGAAGATCAGGTTTAGCGGCGGCACGGTGTTCCGCAAGTTGGTCGCGAAGGTGGCGATGACGGCGACGCAAACCACGCTGACGTTGAACAACGGCAAGCTAAACGTGACAGGCATCCCCACGAGTGCCGTTGGCCTCAACAGCGGCGATATCTACAGCAACGCTGGCATTCTGACGGTGGTGCCGTGAAGGTTGACCTTCCCCCCGAGGTTTGGGCTGCGGTTCATGGCCTTCTGCTGGAAGCCGCCGTCCCACTGCGCGTGGGCATCCCCGTCCTGAAGCAGTTTGAGGCGGCGCTGAAAGAAGCCCGCGAGGAGAAGCCGGAATGAACAACCCGTTTACCCTGCCGACCGTCAACAGCACCATTGCGGCGACCACCACGAGTGACCGCGTGGCGCTACAGGGCGTCGGCAGCGTGGTGCGCGTCAACAACGTCGGCACCGTCGAGGCGTTCATCGCGTTTGGCGACAGCACCGTAACCGCCACGGCAGGCGGCGCGGCGACCAAGGCGAGCGATGGCAGCGGCAGCGTGGGCGCGGGGGGGACGGAGTTGTTCTCCGTGCCGCTCACGAGCACTCATGCGGCGGGCGTGACGGCATCCGGCACAACCACGCTGCGCCTGTCGCGCGGGGAAGGCGGCTGATGCTGCGCGCGGTCACGACGCAGGGCTTTAACACCGCGCTCAAGGGGCGTGTTCCGTTGGCGCGAATGGCGGCGGCGCGTGGGCGCATGCTGGCGGATGGGCTGAACAACATCACGGCGGCGAGCGGCAACAATTCGCTGAACAGCCGATCCAGTTACTACAGCCCGCGCGATGCGTCCCTCACGGACATCGTTCTGTCGTTCGCGGGGTTCTATAATGCGCAGCCGGAAGCCAATTTCCCGCTCACCTACACCGCGTATGCCTCGATCGAATACCCCGCCGGAACGTTCACGGTTGTGCGGTTCGCGGGTGCAACCTCGCAGACGGTGACGCCGGGGTATGTGACCTACTACAGCGACCCGACGCCGGTTCGCATCCCGGCAAACACGCAGTTTTGGGTCAAGGTCTACCTCTCTTGGACCGGCGGCGCGACGGACTTCCCGCTCACCAGCGTTGGCGTGACCGCGCTCAACGGTGACTGGACGAACGTTGGCACAGGGCTCACGAACCAGACCACGACGACGACAACGTATTCCTCGACCTACGCGGCGCCGACCTTTGTTCGGGGTATGGGCGTGACGTGCGGCGTGTTCGGGCGCTTGTCCGCGTCCATCCCGGTGCTGGGGATCATCGGCGACAGCATCGACCAAGGCAGCGGCGGCACCGACACTGCGGATGCGACGTATGGCGGCATCTCGTGGGAGCGCGGCTTCCGCAACGTGGTGCCGATCCTCAACGTGGCGCGGCAGTCCGAGACGGCGGCAAACTTCTGGACGCGGCCCAACGGTCGGTTGTCTCTGCTGGCGGATGCCTGCACGCATGTGATGATCGGTTACGGTCGTAACGACCTGAACGCGGGCACGGCGGTTGCGACGTTCCAGGCGGATATCCTCAAGATCGTGGACTACTTCTTGTCGCGCGGGGTCAAGGTGTTCCTCCGCACCATCACGCCGCAGACGACCAGCACGGATGGCTGGGTCACGACGGCAAACCAGACCGTGGCCAATGCGACGTATGAGGCGCGGCGGCTGGTGTATAACCAGAACATCCGCGACAACTGGGGCGCGTGGGGGCTGGCGGGCTACTTCGACGTGGCGCGGGTGGTTGACCCCACCGACAGCGGCAAGTGGAACGTGGACGACGGAAAGGCCGGGTATCAGGCGTATGGCGTGCCGACTCTGACGGATGGTGTTGTGACGGCGGTGGACCGTCCCACGCTGAACGCGGGCACGGCGTATGGCGGCACCGGGTACGCCAACAACGAAACGACGCTCACGTGCTACGTCTACCGCAGGCCGGATGATCCCATCCGCACCGGGGATGCGACCGTGACGTGTGCCACCAACGGCAGCGGCGTGGTGACGGGCTACACGGTGGTGTCTGGCGGCACCTACACGTATGCGCCGATGATAACCCCGGCGGGTGTGTGGACGGCTGACGGTATCCACCCGAGCGCGCGGAGTTACAACGCGATCATCGCGGGCGCCTCCATCGGCCCGCAGGCGCTCGCGCTTTGAGCGGCACCAACACCGAGCGCGCGGAAGACCCTGCTGACTTCGGCAAGGGCAAGCCGGGCGTTGCCGCGCGCTGGAACGCGGAGATCAAGCAGGCCGAGAAAGCGCACGCGGCGTTTTGGGATCGTGCCGCGAAGATCGAGGCGCGGTATATGGACGACCGCCCGTCCGAACAGCAAAGCGCCACGAAGTTCAACGTGTTGTGGTCGAACGTCCAGACGCTGAAGCCTGCGATCTACGCCACGCCGCCTAAGCCGGTGGTGCAGCGTCGGTATCTCGACCAAGACCCGGTTGCGCGTGCGGCAAGCACGATCCTGCAACGCGCTATCCAGACGATGATCGAGAGCACGGGATGGCACGAGGTTACGGACCAATGCGTCCTAGACTACCTGCTGGCCGGGCGCGGCACGCCTTGGGTTCGGTATGAACCGCACTTCGAGGACGTGCAGGCGCCGCAGGTGCAGGCGATGGAGGCGGCTGAGGATGGGATGCAGCCGCAGTTGGAGATGGGGCAGCCTGCGGGCATGCCGGAAGCGCCGGACGCCGACAACGAGCCCGATGAACCCAACGACGACGGGTTGCAGGTTACGAACAACGCGGAGAATGAGCAGGAGATCACATACGAAGAGGTGTGCTGGGATTACGTGTTCTGGCATGATTTCCTGCACTCCCCGGCGCGGACCTGGCAGGAAGTGCGATGGGTGGCGCGGCGTGTGCTGATGACGCGCGAGGAAGGCGTTGAGCGGTTCGGCGCGAAGTTCCGCGACGTGCCGATGAATTGGCGCCCGAAGGATATGAAGGAAGGGGATGAACAGTTCCAACTGTTCTGCCGCGCCGAGGTTTACGAAATCTGGGACAAGCCTTCGCGCAAGGTTGTCTGGATTTCCCCCGGCTACGACGTGCCGTTGGACGAGAAAGATGACTTCCTGAAGCTCAACGAGTTTTTCCCGTGCCCGCGCCCGCTGTATGCAACGTTGACCAACGCCAGCCTTATCCCGGCGCCGGATTTCAAGCTGTATCAGGACCAAGCGGACCAGCTTGACGAGTTGACGCAGAAGCAGGCGTCCATTGCGGCGGATGTGAAGGTCGGGGGGCTCTACAACGCGGCGAATGACGAGGTGCAGCGGCTGTTCAACGAGGGTCACGAGAACAAGCTGATCGGCGTATCGAACTGGTCCGCGTTTTCGCAGGCGGGCGGGTTCAAGGGCGCGGTTGACTGGATACCGCTGGAGACCATGGTTGTCGCGCTGCGCGAGATTGGCGAGGTGATCGAGCGCAACAAGCAGGACCTCTACGAGATTACCGGCATTGCCGACATCGTGCGCGGCCAGGGGCAGGCAAGCGAGACGGCCACGGCGCAGCGGCTCAAGGGGCAGTTTGCGCAGTTGCGGTTGCGTGATCGCGTGCAGAACGTGGCGCGGTTCTGCCGCGATATGGTGCGGATGACGGGCGAGTTGATCGCCAAGCATTTCCAGCCGCAAACGCTGCTGCTGTTGAGCGACTACCAGCAGACCATTGGCGCGGACCCGCAGACGGCGATGGCGGCCATTCAACTGCTGAAGAACGACCAGACGCGCGGGTTCCGCATCGAGATCGAGGTGGACAGCACCGTCATCGCGGACCAGGAGCAGGAACAGGCGGCGCGTGTGGAATTCCTGACGATGGCGGGCAACTTCCTCAAGGAAGCCGTGCCGCTGGCGCAGCAGGTTCCCGCCTTGGCGCCGCTGGCCGGGCAGATGCTGCTGTTCGGGATCCGTGGCTTCCCCGTTGGGCGTGAACTGGAAACGGTGTTCGAGAACGCCCTTGAGCAGTTGGCGAAGGCTTCGGCCACGCCGCCGCAGCAGCAGCCGGACCCGGCGCTTGTGAAGGCGCAGTTGGACGCGCAGACGGCGCAACAGGAGATGCAGTTCCGCGCGCAGGAATTTGCCGTCAAGACGCAGGCCGAGAAGGAAGCGCGGGACCAAGCGGCGGCGCTTGAGGCGGCGAAGTTGCAGGTTGAGCAGATGCGCATTGAACTGGAGCGCCAGAAAGCAGAACTTGAGCGGGCTCGCATGGACCGTGAAGACAGCCGCGCCGAGAGTGACCGCGCGCTGAAGTCGCAGGAAATGGCGCTGACGCAGCGCGAGGCTTCGGCGGAACGCGAGTTCGCCGACATCACCGCCGTGCAGGATGCGGTGACGGCCATTTCCGATGCGCTGGCGAAGGTGCAGGAGGGGGTTGAGGAGGCCAAGCGCACGGCATCGGCGCCCAAGCGCGTGACCATCGAGCGCGGGCCTGACGGGCGTGTGATTCGCGCGCGGCAGGAAATGGAGGCGATATGACCGCTGCAACCGGCTTTCAGTCATGGATCGGTTACGTCAATACCAAAAAGGTTGATTTCAGCGCGGACACGTTCACGCTGTTTCTCACTAACTCCGAGCCGGATGCGGCCACGGATGAAGTGCTGGCCGACATCACTGAAATCTCCTACGCAAACTGTTCCAGCCGCAATCTAACGTTGGACAGTGCTGGAGAAACGGCGGGCACATACACGGCCACGTTTGACCCGTTAACCCTGACGGCGACCGGCACAGTTGGCCCATTTCGGTATATCGGCATATACGACAACACTGCGACGAGCGACCCTCTGCTTTGCTATTACGACTACGGCAGCAGTTTGACGCTTAACAGCGGTGACACGTTCACGTTTACACCGAGCGGCGCCACTTGGACGGATGCACCTTGATGGTTGATTATGTCGCACTGAAAGCCGAACTGTCGAAACCTGCTTACGCGGGGCTTACAAACGCCCAGGCAGCATCCGCCTTACGGACTACGCTTGCCACAAATGAGGATGCGATATCCACGGCGGCGGTGGGGCGCTTATGGGCACGTCGCAACGTGTTGGGAGTGGCGCGGGAGCGGGCGAACAGGGCGGCGCTTACCATCGCGCAGCGCGCGTTGGCTTGGCAGGCAATCGAGATGATTGAGAGGGATGGGTTCGCCGATCTTGACCCGCGCAATCCGTCACAACGGACGGCGCTTGTAGCGATGTTGGACTCTTTCGTAGCCGATGGGGTCATGACCGCAAGCGACAAAACGGCGACGCTGGCGCTTGCCGTGCCATCTCGGACTGTCGCGGAGGCGATTGGCTGCGGCGATATGATGGCCATGGATGACCAGAGTGCGGCGGTTGTGGTGGCGCGAGCGAGGGGGGCGTAATGACTGCCATTAACAAATGGATCGACGGAGCCCAGACCTACAGCAGCGGCAATCTCGCCGACAACACCGCGCTTGCGAGCCGCGCCAGCGGATACTACAACATCTGCCAGGTGAGCGCGGCGGATGTCGTGATCGACAACGCCACCAACAAAGACAAATTCCTGACCATCGAGGCGCTGTTTGGGTCATGGACGCCGACCACGAACGACGTGGTGCAGCTGTATCTTCTCTATTCCGCCGATGGCACCAACTACGAGAGCGGGTCATCCACGTTTCTCCCGCCGATTGACCGCCTCTGGCGTCAAAGGCGGTTGTCTACCGATACCACGGCGGCATCGAAGCGCGTGTTGTTGTATGGCCCAATCCTGCCGTTCAAATGCAAGGTGCTCTGGCGCTGGAACTGCACCAATTCCACGGCGTCCTCTGGCAACGCCATGTCGTGGCTGACACATAACGACAACCTCAACGCTTAAGTCATGAACCCATTGTCGTCATCGGGAGGGGCATGGACTAGCCCCGCCGGGCCGATGGCCGTTGACGATGTGGAGTTTGACCGCTCCCATTGGATGTCGCCCAGCGTGGTCGGCTACTGGTGTGCGCTGGGGAATGTGCCGAAGGACATGCTTGGCACGCTGTCGGACATGACGCCGACAAACTCCGGCACGGCGACAACCACCCCTAACGGACTCGCCTGGGGCAACACGTCGGGCACGACCAGCTACGCCTCGATTGTGCAATCCACCGCTTGGAAGCCCACTGCGGCGACCACGATCATTGGTCTGTTCGCGGCCCCCGCCGCCGGGATTTCCGGCACCTATCTGTTCCGAACCGAAAACACGGTGGACGGGTGGGGGTGCTACAATGCCACGACCAGCACGCCTCATATGTATATGCGCATCGGCTCGGCCTGGGCCGACGTGGGGGTGTCCGGCGGGGCGCTGGGGCGGGAGCCAACGCTGGTCGGCATGTCCTACGACGGTTCGACCTTCACCGCGCGCTGGGGGACGAACAAGGCGACGGCGGCGGCGAGCGGCAGCATCGTGCAATCCGCCATAGACGCGACTTTTCCTAGCTGCGCGCTGATGCAGCAGTTCATCGTTCTCGACCGTGCGTTGAGCGACGCGGAATGGGCCGCGCTGCTCGATGCGCCGTATCAAATGCTTCGTGTGCGTCCGCAAAACGTGCTGGCGTTTGAAAGTGCGTCATATAATCTTTCTGCCGAAGGAGTAAGCCGAACCTATTCTCTCGGTGCCGCCGCGCTCACGAGGGGATATTCTTTCTCGGCGAGCGGCGTGGATCGGCAATATTCGTTCGGCGCCGCGTCCCTAAATTGGCAGCCTGCGCAATCTTCCGACACTCACGACGGGTTCCGCCGCCGCAGCCGCCGGGAACGTGCGCTAGACGCCGCTGCCGAGCGTGAGCGGCAGGAGTGGATCGCCGAACGCAACGCGCTGCGGCTGTCGCTGGAGGCCGCGATGGGCTACGCGGCGGAAGTGGTGGAGGATGCGCCGCCCGCTGCCGTGGAGGCGGTGGAAGCCGCGCAGGAAGCCGTGGCCGTGGTGGCGCCCGTTCTGTCCCGCCGCGTCGTGGACGGGGCCGCGTTGGTCGAGGCGCAGGCGCTTGTGGCGCGGCTGCACGCGGCGATTGAGGAAGCGGCGCGGATGAAGGCGCTGGCCGAGGATGATGAAGAGGTTCTGATGTTGCTGAGGGCGCTGTGAAATCCAAATACGTCTGGCACGAGGGCGCATGGGTGGACGTGACCAACTGGCGACCGCCGCCACGCAAGACGCCCTACATCATCCGCGACACGATGGACGCGCTTCAGCACCCGGCGACGGGGCAGGTGTTCGACAGCAAAAGCCGCTTCCGGGAGATCACCAAGGCGCACGGGCTGATTGAGGTAGGGAACGATAGCCCAAAAAGCCCAAAGGCCCCCACGGTGGACAGGAACGCGCGTAAAAAGGCGATCAGCGAGGCTTACGATATGGTGGCGTCTGGATACAAGCCGCCGCCTGCCGTGCCCGCAGACGACTTGGGACCAATCCGCGTTTATGAGGCACCGTGAGCGAAACCCTCGAACCCGTCGCGCCGGAAGTTGAGGCCCCCGCCCCTGCGGCCCCTGAGCCGTCCCCGGCTGCGGACCTGCGTTCTGCCATCGCGGCGGCGTTTGACGAGGCCGAGAAGTCCACGGCACCGGAAGGCGAAGCCCCGCAGCGAGATGAGCGAGGGCGGTTTGTCGGTCACGAACGAGAGACAACGGACGTTGACGATCACGAAGGGGGCGACCGTGATACACAAACAGCCGCCCCCCCGGAAGCGGCTCCCCCGCCGCCTCACCCGCTAGAGGCTATCGCCAAGGAATACGAGCCGTATTACGCCAGCGCCGGGCTTGGTTCCGAACAGGCCACGCGGATGCTGTTCCAGGCGCACAAGGCGCTGTTGACGGACCCGGTTGCAGGCATCCGCAACCTCGCCACGCAATACGGGGTGGACCTGCGCCAGTTCGCGCCGCAGCCCCGTCCCGAAACCCCGCCCGCGCAGACGCAGGCGGCACCTTCCGACCCTGCCTTGGCTTCGGTGCAGCGCGAGTTGGCCGAGTTGAAGCAGTTCCTTTCTTCCCAGCAGCAGAGGGCAGTTGAAGCCGAGAACGCCACCGTCGAACAGACGATCCAGGCGTTCGCTTCCGATCCCAAGCATCCCCACTTTCCGGCGGTCCGCACTGCGATGGGCGCGCTGATGCAGGCGGGGATCGCCAAGGATTTGGACACTGCCTACGAGATGGCTTGCAGGGCGCACCCCGAAGTGTGGAAGAGCATCCAGGCTGCCGAAGCCGATGCCAGGTCCAAGGCCGAGCATGCAGCGAAGGTGAAGGCCGCCGCTGATGCCAAGCTCAAGACTGGCCAAGTGCGCGGCGCCGTGCCGGTGCCAGGCCACACCCCGCCGCCCCGTGACCGCCGCGCTCTCATCGAAGCTGCTTGGGATGGCCGCCTCAACTGAGGCACAATCCTAGGAGTTCACGGCGATGGCATCGCCCAACCTTTCCGAAATCGTCTCGACCACCCTGCGCAACCGCGCGCCAGAGGTGGCGAATAACGTCATCCGCAACAACGCGCTGCTGATGTATCTGTCGGAGCGCGGCAACATCCGCCCGTTCTCCGGTGGCCGCACCATCACGCAGCCTCTGACCTACGCGCAGAACAGCACTTACAAGCGCTACAGCGGCTACGAGGTGCTGAACATCAGCCCGTCCGAGGTGATCACCTCGGCGGAATTCCCGATCCGTCAGAGTGCGGTGGCCGTGTCCATCTCGGGACTGGAAATGCTCCAGAACTCGGGCAAGGAAGCGGTGATCGACCTTCTCGACACCCGCGTGTCGAACGCTGAAGACACCATCAAGAACGGCATCAGCTACGACCTCTACTCGGACGGCACCGCCACCGGGCAGATCAACGGGCTGCAAGCGCTGATCTCGACGGCCCCTTCGTCGGGGACCATCGGCGGCATCGACCGTGCGACCTGGACGTTCTGGCAGAACATCGCCTACAGCGCGGCCACGGACGGCGGCGCGGCGGCGACATCGGCCAACATCCAGCGTTACATGAACGCTGTCGCGCTCCAGTTGGTGCGCGGCAACGACGGGTTCGACCTCATCGTGGCCGACAACAACTACTATGGGCTGTATCTGGAAAGCATGCAGTCCATCCAGCGCGTGACCGACGAGAAGGTGGCGGGCGCGGGCTTCACCAGCCTGAAGTATTACGGCAGCGGGCGTTCCGTGAACGTGATGCTCGACGGCGGGTTCCAGGGCTACTCGTCCGACACCAACCCGACCACGGGCGGCGCACCGGCCAACAAGATGTATTTCGTGAACACGAAGTATCTCCACTACCGCCCGCACCGGGACCGCAACATGGTGCCGATCAACCCTGACCGCTACTCGGTCAATCAGGATGCCATGGTGCAACTGATCGGCTGGGCCGGAAACCTCACCCTCAGCAACGCGCGCCTTCAGGGCGTGCTCACCGCCTAAGGAGGGCACAGACCATGAGCGGTTCCGCAATCGGCGTTAACGGCGTCAACGTCAACCAGTCCTGGACGCCCTACACGTCCAGCGCTGGCGTTCCCGAGGTTCCCGGCCCTCTCGTTGCGCCGGGCACTCGCATCACCAACGGCCTTGGCCGTGGCGACGAGTGGATTTGCGTGCAGGCGGGCGGCAGCATCACGGCGAACGACGTTGTGATCGTCACCACCAACAGCACGTGGGTTGTGCAGTCCATGACCAACACTTTGGCCAGCAGCAAGCTTGGCCAGATGGTGGGCGTGGCGGGCGCGACCGTCACCAGCGGCCAGCAGTTCTGGATGCAGGTCGCGGGCTACGCTTCGGCGGTCAATGCGGCAACGGGGATGACGGCTTACACCGCCACCCGCAGCACCAGCACTGCCGGGCGCATTGACGACACGATCTCGGGCGGCACCACCGTCGCCATCTCGGGGATCGTGCTTCTCGCCACCGCCGCCAGCAACACAGCTGCGGCGCTCCTCAACTTCCCCACGGTCGGGGCCAACGACTAAGGCACTAGCGGGGGCTTCGGCCCCCGCCAACCCTTTGGAGGCTGAATGTCTGAGTCCCTGAGTTTCGAGATGGCCGGGATTGCGGAAGACGGGATGGTGATCCAGCCCGACAAGCGCATCGTGCAATTCCGCCAAGGTCGCCGTCACCTGACGCTGAAAAGCCAGCAGGCCGGGCGCCCGATCTATGAGCCCATCACCCTGTTCTGCGTGCGCCATCCGGGCGAGCGCGATGAAACGGTGGTTGAGGCTACCGACTTCCACAAGATGACGCATCCGCGCCAGTGGCAGGCGTTCGAGAACGGACGCATTGCCGAGCAGGATGGCACGATGCTCGCGATCCTATTCCCGTCCGAACCCTACATCGTGGATCACCTGCGCGGGCTGCACATCCATACCGTGGAACAACTGGCCGGGCTGACTGAAGCCGGGTTGCAGCGTGTCGGCATGGGCGCGCGGGACTATCAGGCCAAGGCGGTGAAGTTCCTCGACGACTCCAACCGTTCCGCCCCGACGCGCGAACTGGAGGCGAAACTGGCGGCGGCTGCTGACCAGATTTCCAGCCTCGAAACCCAAGTGAAGCTGCTGCTGGAGAACGCGCAGCGGCAGGCAGAAGCCTCCCCGGTCCAACGCCAAACCCGCAAGGCAAACCTTCCGTCGAACCGAACGGGCTACCAGCCTTTGGGCACTAGCGCGGACGAAGGCGTAGGGCTTGGCGTTGCAATGGGCGTCGCCGCAGGTGCGGCTTACGACAACACCAACACGGAGTAACGACGCATGACCGCGCTGACGCAAGACCTCGTTTCGGCCCACATGCCGCCGCTGCACGCGCAGCTTCTCGGCATCAACCTCAAGTCGCTGACGGCCACCGGCACCACGCAGGGCACCCCGCTGGTCTATGCGGGCGATTGGGCGCGACTGACCGCCACGGCGAGCGCTACGGCGGCGACCGTTGACAGCGCGTTCCCGGTCGGCGCCGAGGCGAACGTGATGAACATCACCGGTTACACCGCGCTGCTGTATCCCCCATCCGGCTGCAATTTCAACGCGGGCACCACGAACGCTGCCGTGCGCATCGCTCCAGACACTTTGGCGACGGTGGTTCGCACCACGAGCACCATCTTCCGCGTGTCGTTCTCCGCTTCCCCGGCGGGCACTTCGACCGTGATCCTTGGCGGCGCCACCGACAGCGTTACGGCGGCGGCTGGCGGTGGACAGGTCAACGCCACGGCGCTTACGGGCGTGATGTCGAACGTGACCGTCGTGGCCACGGCAGCGGACAGCGTGAAGCTTCCCCTTGCGCAGGCTGGCATGGTGTATCTGCTTCGCAACTCCGACGCTGCCGACAGTATGCAGGTGTTCGGCGCGGGGACGGACACCATCAACGGCGTTGCATACGGCACTGGCGTGGCGCAGGCGGCGGGCAAAAGCGCGCTGTATTTCGCCATCACGTCGGCGCCTGCTGGCAAGTGGTTCCAGCTCCTGTCGGCGTAACGTGACCCCGGATTGGGCTTACCGAGGCTACCGCGTTCCTGCCGATGCTCCGGTTCTGAAAAAGTGCGAGGAGCATTGGCATGAGCCGGGGAAATGGTGGGCGGAAGCCAATCTAGGCACTTACTACTGCGTGGGCGTGGCAGATACGGCGGATGCTGCGAAGGACATTGCGATGAACCGAGCCCGTGCGCTGATTGACAAGATCAACCGGATCAACGGCCAGTCGTAATGGGCGCCACGCTTCTCACCCTCTGCCAGCGTGCCGCCGCTGAAATGAATATCGCCGTCCCGACGCAGATCGTCGGGGCGACGGATCAAACGTCGGTGCAGTTGCTGGCGCTCATCAACGCGGTTGGCAATGAACTGCTGACCGTGCGCGAGTGGACCGCGCTCCAGACGCAATACGTCCTGAGCGTGCCCGCTGCGCTGGTTGGGACGTGCAACACGACGGTGGGCAGCACGACGCTTGGCAATGTGTCTACCGTGTCGGCTAGCGTGGCGTCGGACCCGTCGCTATGGGTGGCGCAGGGCACGAACATCGTGTCGTATTCCCGGCTCACGGCTGCGACTGCTGGCACTCCCGGAAGTTGCGTGATCGACACGCCCGCGACGGCCACGGCAACCGGGCAGTCCTGCATCATCTCGCAGGATAGTTACCCGGTGCCGGAAGACTTCGTGGCGTTCGTGAACGATACGCAGTGGGACCGTGGCAACCGGTGGCAACTCTACGGCCCGCTGTCGCCGCAGGAAGACCAGTATCTTCGCAGCGGCATCGTGTCCCTTACGCCGCGCCGTCGCTACCGGCAGGTAGCCCGCGTGGCGCCGGGGCTCTACGTGGCGCAGGTGTTCCGGCTGTTCCCCCCGCCGGGACAGAACGACACGCCAGGCCCGATGGTCTACGAGTATCTGTCCGCGTATTGGGCGCAGGGCGCGGTGACGGCATCGGGCAGCGGCTACGACTTCACCACGAAGGCCGAGTTCACAGCGGATACCGATACGTGCATCTACGACGATCGCGTGATGGTGGAAGGGCTAAAGTATAAGTTCTTCCAAACCAAGGGCTGGGACTGGACGGGGTTCTACACCGCGTATCAGCGTGTGCTGGAGGTGAGCGCCGCGCGTGATGGTGGCACGCCGATCCTGTCCCTGAACCGGCGGAAGATGCCGTATTTGTTGACGAGTTCCAACGTGCAGGACGGCAACTGGCCGGGCAGGTCGCAGTGATGTGGTTGAGCCGCATCATGGGGCAGCAACCGGCGCCGGAACCGCCGCGCATCAGCCCGATTGAAAACAACCCCGTAGGATGGAGCAGCATCTACGCGCCCGACGTGCTGACGAACCCTGACCCGAACGTGTCGCCTGTGGTTGATCCTGTTACGATGACGCCGCAGGCGCGGCTTGGCGCGGCGTTGATGGGCAAGGCGCGGAAGCCTGTGACCGCTGCCGAACTGCCCGCAGCCGAGGCCAAGGCCAACACGGCGGTGGATTACGGGATGGCGGTTGCGGGGGCGACGCAGCCGCTTGATCCTCAAAAAATTTGGCAGTTTGCCGACGCTCTCACACAAAAATACCCTGGGGTCAAAATTAGTTTGCAGCCCGCCCGTGATGGCGGGATGACGTTAAGTCAACTTGTTGTCCCCAACGACATGCGCGGCCAAGGTGTTGGCACACAAATAATGCAAGAAATTCTACAATATGCCGACCAAAACGGCGCCCGTGTTGGATTAACGCCATCGGATGCTTGGGGCGGTAACGTTAAACGGCTAGAGCAATTCTATTCGCGATTGGGGTTTGAGCCCAACCGTGGGCGAACGCGAGATTTTTCTACGAAAGAAAGCATGTTGCGGGGGCCGCGTAAGTGAGCGCCAGCCTTCGCCCCCGTGTCGTCGCCAAGCAGTTCACCTTCCCCGTTGCCACGGGCGGTTGGAACGCGCGGGATGCGTTGGACGAGATGGCGCCGAACGAAGCGCAAACGCTCATCAACTGGTTTCCCGAAACCACGTTTCCCCGGCTGCGACGCGGCTACGCCGAGCACTGCGACACCGGAACGGGCGCGGAAGTGTGGACGCTGGCGACATACGCGGCGGCGACGGAACAGTTGCTGGCGTTGAGCAACGGGACGTGGTGGAACGTCACGACATCCCCGGCTGTGTCGCTGGCGGCGGGGTTGGATGACAACCCGTGGGATTGGGTCAACTTCGGCACGGCGGGAGGGCACTACCTGATTGCCGTGGGGGGCACTGGCGTTCCGCAGATCTACAACGGCGCGGCAATGGCGGGCGCGGTCAACACGTTCGGCGGCGCGCCTCCGGGCTTTAGCTTCAACCGGGTAAACGCCTATCAGTCCCGCGTGTTCTACGCCCGGACGGACACGGCGCGCATCTACTACTTGCCTGTGGGGCAGTATCAGGGCGCGTTGACGGAGTATGACGTTGGCCCGCTGCTGAGCAAGGGCGGCACCATTGCGAAGCTCGCCACATGGACGCGCGACAACGCGGCGCAGGGCGCAAACGAGATGTTTGTGGTAGTCTCGTCCGTTGGCGAAGTGCTGATCTTCACGGGCGATTACCCCGGCGGAGTGTGGGCACTGGAGGCGCGGTTTGTCGTGGGGTTGCCGGTGGCGGGGCAGCCGACTTCGGTTGTGAACATCGGCCCCGACTGCATCCTGCTGTGCGAAGACGGGTTCCAGCCGATGGCGCACTACCTGCAACTCGGCCAGTCGCAGGCCAGCGCGGTGGCCATTTCGAGCAAGATCGGCAACGCGGTGACACAGGCGATGCGGGATCACCGTTCGGACCTCGGCTGGCAGGGGTTGCTGTATCCCGCTGGTAACATGCTCATCTTCAACGTCCCGCAGGGTTCCAGCACGTTCTATCAATACGTGGTGAACACGCTTACGGGCGCCTGGTGCGAATGGCGCGGGCAGAACGCGGTTTCGTGGGCGCTGTTCAATGCATCTCCCTACTTCGGGGATACGCTCGGCGTGGTGTATCGCGCCGACTACGGCACCAGCGACGACGGGCGGAACATCGACGCGGAGTATCGCGGCAGCTACCAGTATTTGACCCGCGAGGGGCAGATCAAGCGGGCGACCGCCGCCATGCCGGTGTTCCAGACCAACGGCCCGGTTACGGTCAACTTCGGGATTGATGTGGATTTCAACAATACGACCCTGACGTATCCCGTGGCGACCAGCAGCACCAGCGGCAGCGTGTGGGGTTCGTTCGTGTGGGGGCTGGGCACCTGGGGCAGCGGCATGACCGTCCAGCGCCAGTGGGTGACGGTGACGGGCGTTGGGTATGCAATGGCGCCTCACTTCACGGTGACGACGAACAGCATCAACCTCAACCTCATGAGCATCGTCGTTACCACCGAACTAGGATCGTTCCTGTGAAGCCGAACCGGCTCATATTCGGGCAGGATGAGCGCGTGGCCGCTTGGGTGGCCAAGCAGTTGCGCTTGAGCCCGTGGGAGAAGTGCAAGGCGGTGGCGGTCATTTCCGCCGAGGGGCGCCCGCTGGGGGCTGCGGTGTATCACTCGTATTTCCCGGAGTATGGGACGGTCGAAATGAGCATCGCCACCGTCTCGCCGC